TGGGTCACCAGGTCCACCTTGACCCGGATCGAGTCGTAGAGACTCGTCACCTCGATGTTGTTGATCTGACGGATCACCTCGGAGGACTCGTACCGGCTTCGAGCACCGCTGACCAGGTCCTGGTAGACCTCGGTGTCCTGGATCGAGATGTACTGAGCGATCGTCCGGGACACCTCGTTGGTGGTCAGGGTCTCGGTGTCAGCGTTGATCGGCTGGCCGATGTAGTCGACCAGCAGGGAGCCCCACCGGTCTCCGTGGAACCGGTCGAACCCCCAGCGCTCGCCGAAGTTCAGGGCCAGGTCCTGGCGTACCTTGGGTACCCCGGAGATGGTGACGTGGCCGTTCGGTCCCACCACCAGGTCACCGTTGCTCAACGCAAGTGCTTTCACCGGACACCTCCACTCCTTCGTGGGGCTCAGACGAAAGCCGACAGCGGCTCGTCCCCGTCATCCAGGTCACCAGGGTCGTCCGGGATGCCGTCCTCGACGGCATCGGGGATCAGGGTGCGTTCCTCGACGACCATGCCCAACTGGACCAGGGCGTCCAACAACTGGCTGGCGAGTTCGTCTGCGGTGTCGCTGGGGGCGGTGATCACGATCGGGTGGGTGCTCCCGACGATCGAGTTGAAGGTCCATCTCCCGAACTGCTTGGTGAGCAGCCAGGTCTCGCCCTCCTGGGGCCACCCCGAGTTGCCGGACCGGATGCCCATCGGCACGTCGACCGTGATGCCGTTCTCGTCGCGGCAGGAGGCGACCTGTGAGTCGAACTGCACCTCCTCCACGATCACCTTGGCCACGTTTAGCCCGCTCTGGCTGCTCTGGTTCGTCACGACAGATCAAGACCTCCTGGCGGCTGGATGCCTTGGTGGGGGGTGTCGTCGTTGGAGTTGTCGTGACCCGTCTGGTAGGAGCCCGGGAGCGGGGAGCCAACCTGCTTGGACTTGTTGTAGCCACCCGCGATGGGCAGCCCGAACAGGGCGTTGTGCACGTCGGGCTCCCCCTTGCGGGGCATGTACGCCGGGCTGGAGATGTTCACGGTGGTCTCGAACTTGCCGCCGTCCCCGAAGGACCCGGTGTGGGTGACGGCGATGATGTAGGCCTGGAAGTCGAAGGAGGGCATCTGGATCAGCATCCCCGGCCAGGCCTCCGGCATGAAGGTGAGCGCGATGTCGGCCCGGTACTGGTAGGCCCACTGGATCATGAACGTGTGCACGGCCAGGAAGAACGCCGCTGCCGGGGACACCAGCCCATCAGCGGTGAAGTAGTTGGGCCGGGCTCCGAACCGGTCGTAGACCCAGCGGGTGAACTCGGTGTGGTTCTCCGGGGGAATCCCGAACAGGGACTGGAGCATCAGGGGGTCGTCGATGTTGGCGATGCCGACCGTCATGGAGGTGTACCCCACCTGCCCGAGCACCATGGACTGGATGTCAGCGGAGTCGACGTTGAACTGCACCGCCGTGCCCGCCTGGGTGAACTGGTGGGTGACGAACTGGTCATCGGACCACATCACCGTGAAGTCCTTGATCTCGATCGGCTCGACCCTCAGGATCGCGGCGGTCTTCCACAGCCCGTAGTAGTCGGGGAACCAGGCGATCAGGTCGCCGTTGGGCGCTGAGCAGAACGCCCGCAGGATCGCGTGGAAGCAGTTCATCAGATAGCCCAGCAAGGGCTGGTCGTTGAGCAGGGCATGGGAGCCGACCAGCGACGCCGCCTCGACGGATGCCGCAGTCCCAGCCGACATGATCGGCGCCCACGGCGCCTCCCCGAACAGGTTCTGGAAGGAGGTCGGGTCGGAACTGAACCCGGCGTTGTTCTTCCACTGGTCCACCCCGAGTTTCTGCCACGGGGTCTCGCTGCTGCTGCGGCCACCCACCCCACCACCGGGACCTCCGGAGCCGCTGCCGTCGGACATGACCCCGTTCTTGATGAAGACCACCGGGTCCACGAGCGTCTTGGCTACGAAGTTGAAGGGGTACTTGCGGACCTCGAAGTGCAGGTGGGTGCCGGTGACATTGGTACCGGTGGCGCCGACCTCCCCCACCTTGTCGCCCACCTTCACCTGGTCGTTGGTGGCCACGTTGATCTGGGACAGGTGGGCGTAGATCGCCCAGAAGTCGCTGGTCTGGACCACCACCGTGTTGCCGTAGGAGTCCCCCAGGACCCCGTACCCGCAGGTGACGACCTTGCCTGCCTCGACCGAGGCCACCGGGTCGCCGGTGCTGACGTAGGGGAAGTCGACCCCGGTGTGGAAGCCCAGGTCCCACCTGTCCCCGGGCTGCCTGAACCCCGTACCGATCCGGTGGTCCGGAACCGGCCATTGGTTGGTGCCTCCGACCAGGGTCCCGGCTGAGGGGATCGAGCCGCTAGGGCCTTCACCCCCGCCGATCGAGTCGTAGATGAGGATCGGGATGATGCCCCCGAACGACCAGTCGGAACTGGTGATGATCCCCACGTCGGGGTTGGCGCCGTGGAAGTGGGCGCCCACGGTCTGCTTGCCGTTCCCCAGGCTGATCTCGACGTGGTGCACCCCTGAGGACTGGCCGTTGCTGGACCTGAACATCAGGGCACCGGGGGTCTTGAGGGCCTGTTCGGTGGACAGGTGCCTGGTCCAGGCGGCCTGGCTGGCCGAGGTGCGTGGGGTGGTGGTGGCGTGACCGAGGGTGCGCAGCATCACGGCCTGCACGAAGGCAGAGCAGTCGAGCGGCCCTGGCGGCTCGGCTCCGATGTTCGTCCCGCCGAACAGGTACTGGAGTCTGCTGCCGTACCGGTCGACCAGACCCATGGCATGGCTGAGGAACAACTGGCCGGTGCTCTGGCCACGTCCAGCGCTGCTGGTCGTGGTGACGCCGCCGTCGGTCATGGTCCTGCCACCGGTCGTGGTGCCACTGCTGCTGGAGTTGTCCATCCACGACCTGCTGTTGCCGCTTCCACTCTGCTTGGTCTTGAGCATGTCCCGGACCATGGCGAAGGCGAACTTCTCGTACATGGCATACCGCTCGGGGTAGGCCGAGACCTGCACGGACTGGCACAGGGGGCCGAACGGAGTCTGCGGCCACCCCGCCTTGCCCATCAGCGCATGGAAGAACAGGGCGGAGGACCGGTAGGGGTCCATCCGGTCGGCGATGGTGCCCCAGGAGTTGCGCTGCTGGAACAGGCCCACCGAGTCGAGGTCACCCTCCGCCACCTTGTCATGGCGGTAGTTGATCGACTCCGGGTTTCCTTGACTGGCCTGGTTGAGCAGGCTGGCCTCCACCATGGCCACGGCGATGCCGCAGGCACAGGCCTTGTTGGTGTCGTCCTGGGAGTGCTTGTCGGACAGCAGGCTCCAGCCGACGCCCATGATCTGCTCGGCACGCTGGCGCTGCACAGGCCCCACCGTGATACCGGCGTACGAGGACTGGGTGGTGGAGCCGAGGAAGGCGCCCTCGTTGCCGGTGGCGGGATTGTCCAGGCTCGGCAGCGGGTTGCCCCCCGAGGCGGCGTCGGGGTTGATCGAGTTCAGGATCTGCTCCGAGACGGCCCAGTCGTTACGAGCCCAGAGGGCCGTCCGCTGAGCGAGTTGCAGTGCGACCTGCTTCCACCCCTCGGGGATCAGGCCGACGTGGGTGTGGGAGGTGTCCCACCCGACGACCTTCTCCAGGATCGTGTTGATCACGTTGAGAGGCCCCTTGTCGCCTTCGCCACCGACACCGAGAGCATTGGCGATCATGGTCTTGGTCTCGTAGTACTCGGGGTCCCAGTACCAGTACATGAGCCGCTTGAGGGAGCAGGTGCAACTCAGCGGCACCTCGCTGGGCCAGGCCGTCTTGAGCGGGACCGAGTTGAGGTAGCCGGTGAAGGTCTGGAGCCAGGTGACCCGCTTGAGGAAGACCGTGATCCGGTCGTTGGGGGTGAACACACCGTCGTACTTGCGGCGCACGTTCATCAGCGTGCAGTCGAAGGTCGACACCCCGTCACTACGGCGCTGCATGGTGAAGTTGGTGATGTCCTCCGACACGTCCACGGTCGCGTGAGTGTCGGTCTCGATGTAGACCCGGATGCCCGGAGAGTAGATCAACGTAGGCATTTTTTCATCTTCTTGTCCGGGAGTGGTTCTGGATGAGAGGGCTCTGGTTCGTCACAGCAGGTCGAAGCCTCCTGGCGGCTGGATGCCTTGGTGGGGTTGGTCCTCACCGTTGTCACCGCTGTCACCGGCACTACCGCCACTGCCACCGCCACCGAGCGCGGCAGCCTGGATCGCCGGAGTGGCGTCGCCGTGCAACTGGAGGCCGGTGGGGTAGAAGTACTGGCTCTCCGGCTCGTTGAGCCGAGCGGTCTTGGCACGCACGAAGGAGTGAGTGACCTTGTCGTTCCAGTCGAAGGGCTCCTGTGACACCTCGAAGACCACCATGGGGCGCCAGGTGATGACCCCCATCCTGTCCCCAAACTCGATCCCCTGGTTCGGTATCCCGACTCGGACGAAGCCCCTCGACGGCACGGTGACCCGCATCTGCGGGGTGACGTTGCCCTTGATCGACGGGTTCAGGATGTAGTGGGCGTAGTTCATCATGTAGCGGTTGAACGACCTCCGCTCGGCGTCACCGATCAGGTCGACCTGGATCGAGAACTTCGACGGAGCGGTCTGGTAGGGGTAGAACGCCCGGCTGGCCCTGGCCTGGGACTCCTCGGCGATCATCTGGAAGCCCGTGGTGATCGTGGAGACCCGGACCCGGTAGACCCGGGCCTTGCCGTTGCGGGGGTAGGACAACGTGCAGTTCAAGCCGCGTCTGGCCACTAGAACACCCCCAGGATGCGGGCCGGGGGTGCATCCACGTCCACGTCCTCGTACACCTGGTCGAGAGAGGTGTCGCCGGGGTGGAAGTTGGGCGTGGACATCGACATGAAGTCGGCCTCGCTGATGTCGTGGGCCAGACCCCCTGCGGTGAAGACGAACCCGCCCATGGTCATGCCCCGGGGCCAGGTGCTGGGCACGGGCATCGAGACGCGCACGTCCGAGGCCCAGAAGGTGTTGTTACCCGGTGTCTGCGGCATGATCGTCTCTCTCAGAAGCCTGCGTTGCGTTCGGCCACGACGGCGTTGGTGCCGCTTTCGCCCCCCTGTGCTCCGGTGACATCCCGGATCGCAGCGAGGTCCCTCTCGGTCTGACCGGTCGTGTTGACCTCCCCGGAGAAGGCGGTGCCGCGTGCCCAGTAGTCGACCCAGTTGCCGTTGTACTTGGTGGGCTTCCAGCCGATGCCGTCGGAGATCCGGGCGATGTAGTCGTTGATCGCCTGCGACCTGGCCAGGTTGAGGTCGCCGTTGGTCGCCCCGGCCTGGATCAGTTGGGACGAGGTGTCCTGGACGATGAACAGAGTCAGGCTGTAGCCGTGGGAGAACTTGCCGGTGCTCATCGTGATGGTCCCGCCATCGGGGTCGGCGAACCCCTTGATGTAGACCTGGAACTTCCAGTTCTTGGGCGGGTAGGTGAACGTGGGTGGCAGGTGCATCTTCCGGTGGACGTTGCTGTCCGCGCTCTGGCGGTCCATCAGCAGCCTGACCTGACCGGAGAAGCGCTTGGCCAGCCTCCAGGAGCGACCCGGGTGCTCGTGTGGGTCGTCCTTGGGCGGGGTGGCCCCGACGCCCGCTGAGCGGTCCTCCCCGAACAGGCCGTTGATGGTCATGTCCTCCAGGGTGGCGCCGTTGACCTGCACCACCCGGCCCCCCACCGTCGGGGTGACCGAGGTGTTGATCTTGAACCCCCAGGCGACCTCCTGGGGGTCGATCCGGAACTGGATGCCGGGACCGTTGGCGAAGCCGAGCGTGGCGTAGCCCATCAGCGAGCACCTCCATAGGCCGGACCCCAGGTGCCACTACCCGGCCCACCGGTGACGTTGGTGTTGTCGGGGGGCTCGGTCTTGTGGCGCCCGGTGTCCTGGAGCCTGAACCACTTCTTGGCGTCGGGGCTCAGGTCGATGACGCCCTTGAGGCCGGTGACCCCGCCCCCGTCCTTCTTGAACTCCTCTGGGTGCTCCTTCTTGTACTTGTCGTAGTCCTCGCCGTACTTCTCGGCGTAGCCCTCCTCCTTCTTGGCCTTCCTCATCGCACTCTTCGAGGTGTCGGAGCCGTAGCCGGTGATGTCGGAGAAGGACTTGCCGTCGCCGACCCTCCTGGCCTCACCGGACTCGGCCTGGCCCTGGAACTTGGTCACCAGGTCCTTGGTGCTGACCACCCGGTATCCCCCGCCACCGGTGCTGACCTGCCACTTCTCGTCCTTCTGCTCATCCGAACTCAACTTCCGCAGCGTCTCGGTGATGATCCCGGAGCCGGTCCCGGTCTTGGCCACCATCGCCTTGTAGGCATCAGTGGCCTCGCCGCCGCTCTTGAGGTCCTTGAGGGCCTGCACGTTGTCGGCGGCACTGACGCCCCCCATTCCGGCCACCTTGGACTTGCCGGTCGAGGTGTTGAACTCGCCCGACTGGACGGCCTGCTCGGCGGTCGTCCGGGCATCGCCCAGGCCCCCCAACTCCACGACCAGCCGCATCGTGGCCTCCTCGGGAGACCCGAACTTGGCACCGTCCGGGCCGAACTGGTTGGCCATGGCCAGGAGGGCCTGCCGGTCGATGGTGCTGGACAGCGACGGGGTCTGCCAGAACTCCTGGGAGATCTGGGATGAGGTGGTGCTCGGGTCCTGCTCCATCTCCTGCTGCCGCTGCTTCACCCGATCCTGGAGCCAGGCGAAGGACGACGGCGGCATCATGTTCTTCATCATCGAGATGAACTGGGCGCTGCTGGAGGCCTGCACCTGCACCGCCCCAGCCGGGGTCTTGAGCATGCTGGCGATGTTGCCCTGGGTGATCGTCGTCCCGGCTTGGTTCGACATGTACCCGGCCAGGATGTACTGCCCGGCTGCCCCCTCCGGCCCGGTCAGGGTGGGGGTCTGGTTCACGAACCCGGGACCCAACTGAGCCTGGTTCGACGCCTGGGCGAAGGACAAGCCCAGGGCGTTCTGCCCGATACCGGCTTCGGTGTTGGCGCTGAACAGGCCCCGGAGGTTCTGGGAGACCACACTCATCGCCACCCCGGAGTCGGCAGCGGTCTTGGTCAACTGCTCCATCTGGTCGTTGAACTGCTTGAGGCTGCCGCTGCTCAAGGCCGTGTTCTTGTTGATCAACTGGAGGTACTGGAACATCTCGTCGCCACCGGCGCCGTACTGCTTCTTGCCCTGGTACATGAAGTCCATGACGTCTTTTTGGTCCATCCCACCCCGGAGCCGCGCCGAGTCCGGGGTGAACCCCAGCGCCCGGGTGCTCTTGTAGGCCTGTGACGCCTCATCCCCGCTCCAGTTCAACCCGTAGCCGACGAACGGGAGTTTCGACCACTCCTCACCGATCCGGGCGCCGAAGGCCTCCATGTGGCTGTCGGCACCACCCATGCGCCGGTAGTAGTTGTTCTTGTTGATCTGGGACTGGTACTCGTTGCGGAGCGAGTTGGCGACGCTGAGCACCGGGGACTTGCTCTCTGCCCAGTTGAAGACACGGCTGGACAGCCCGTGGCCGGGAGCGCCGACCAGGCTCATGGACTGGGAGCCACCACCCCTACCGCCGCCGCGACCACGACCCCCACGACCTCCACCACTACCGCCGTCATCATCGCCCCCATCACCACCGTCATCATCACGACCGGGGGTCAGACCTACACCACCATCCCCCGTAGTCCGAACGCCTCCGGCTGGCGGGGCAGAGGGACCCAAGGCTGATGACAGACCAGAGCGAAGACGGGTCGTCCAGCGAGGGGAGCCCTGGTCGGCATCTCCCTCAGCATCCGGGGCATTGGAGGAGGTCTGTCCAGCCGTCGGGTCGCCCTGCGCCCTGCGCCCGCCGTCGGTCACCAGCCTGTTGTCGCCGCTGGGGGTCTGGACCGACGTGGTCTGGCCCACGGTGGCCGAGCGCTTGCCTGCACTCGGCTGCTTCTCGGTGTCCCCGATCAGGGCGGCGTGGATGTTGGTGAGCACGGTCTTCTGCTCGTCGAGGGCCTCGACGATCTTCTCCAGGGGCTTCAACCCGTTGACGATCTTGGTGCCGAGGTCGAGGTTCTCGGGGTCGGCCATCAGTGCCACTCACCCGGTCCCTGGAGGTCCTTCTCAGGCACGTCCACCCGGTCATCGGCCATGAACCTCTGGAGCAGGCTCAACTCGTCCTCAGACATCTCCGAGGGCGCCTGCCACTCCACTGCGGAGTAGTCGGCCTCGTCCAGTTCCTCCTCGTCCAGCGCATCCAGCCCCTCGGTGGTATCGACCACCTCTCCCGGAGCCTGGGGGAAGTAGTCGGCGTAGACCTGCTGCGGGTCGACCCCGGCAGAGATCTGGGCCAGCCGGAACTCCTCCACCAGGTGGTGGCCCTTGTCGAGGTTGTCCTGGCGGTGGAGCAACTCCACACCGATCGCCTGTACCACCGAGAGCCTCCTCCCTTGCAGCAGTCCTCTCCGCTCGGCAAGCCTCAGTCGGTATTCGAGCCAGTCGTCGAGCCCGTTAGGGCGGATGCTTTTCCCATCGCATCCACGACCTTGGCGGTCTTCTCCTCCAGTGCCAGGTACTCGTTGTAGGCCTGGTCGATGGTGAACTGGAACCAGTTGTTCTTCACGTAGTTGAACCGCATCTCCGACCAGGAGAAGTCGTCCTTGTCGATCCCGTACGGCAGCGGCAGCCGCTCCCCGTCCACGGTCTCAGTGGCCATCGCCACGATCGCGGTCCGGTAGGCCAGGCCCTGGCCCAGGGAGTCGTCGTAGGCCCTGGTGAGCCGGGTGACCGCCAGCAGTTCGTCCACGTTGAGGGTGCGGACGATGAAGGTGTGCCCCAGCCAGGAGAAGGTCTTGGACAGGGCGCCCACGAACGCCAGCCCGATGAAGTCGTCGCGGTACTTCTCGTCGAACCCCGGCAGCGGGTTGCCCTCGTCGTCGTGCAGCGTCGTCGGGGACGTCGACTCCCGGGTGATGGCGGTGGGGTCGTAGGCGCCATAGCCCTCGATGGGCTCCGGTGACGGCTCCGGAGTCGGCGGCGGGTCGAACGCGAACAGCGGTGGCTCGGGCTCGTTGTACTCGTCCTCCAGACCCTCGGGCAGATCGGTGTCGGACATGGCTCTCCTCGACGGCGTACGACTCAGCGGCTCGTGTTCAACGGCTTGGTGTGGGTGTAGGCGACAGTGATGCCCTTGGTGACGGCCAGGGCTCCCACCGTCACCGTGTCGCCGTCGTTGATGTCGACGACGGTGCAGTTGATGTACCGCTTGCCTCGCCACTGGTTGGGCTTGTTCTCGGTGCCGGGCGGTCTGATGATCGAGGTGCAGGTGACGTACGACGGACGGTCGGCCAGCCGGTCGAAGATCTCGACGAGGTTGTAGGTGCCCTTGAGCCCGACCAACTGCTCCCACACGGCGGTGTTCCACAGTTCCCGGATGGTCAGCATCAGGGTGCCGCCCTGGAGCACGCGGCTGGTGGCGATCTCGATCGGGTGCCGGTGCCCGAGCGGGTGGATGAACTGGTAGGGCTGGCCGAGGTCGGAGAAGGCTCGCTGGCCCGAGTCCTCGATGCCCTCGCAGAACGCGATCGGCTTGTGCTCGTACTCGAACGTGGTGTATCCGGAGCCAACTACCCGGACCTTGGTTTGCGGCATTGCTCAGTCCTCCTCAGACCAGGACTTGCTCTTCGGCGGGCGTGACCGCTCCGGTGGAGAGGTCCATGGTGAAGCCGATGGTGATGTAGTTCAGCGGCAGCATCGGACGGTAGGTGAACAGGCACTCGATCACCGTCGGATCACCGCCCGGCGCAGCCTGTTGGCGGGCCAGCACGTCCAGGTACTCGATGATCAGGCCGTCGGCGACCACCGACTCCAGGACGGAGACGACCACCGACTTGACCCGGGTGGTCATGAGTTCGTCGATCGGGTCGCCGATGAGTTGGGCGGCGATCATGGCCTCGGACATCATCTGGTGCAGCAGGTCGTTGACGCGGGTCAGGCTGACCTCACGGGTGGACAGGTCGGTCATGTCGGTGGTCACCCCGTGGCGGCAGACCAGGGCGCTGGTGCGGCCCAGTTCGGAGACCGCGACCCCCGAGGCGGACAGGGAGTTCTTGGTCGCCATGTCCATCTCGGACCGAAGCGCCTCGGGGATGCCGAGGAACCCGTAGACCGTCTGCTGGGTGAGCCCCCGGTTGACGTCGTTGGCGGCCAGCACCCCGGCGTACGCCGCCGCCAGGTAGGTACCGCCGATCTCGGTGGACTGGCCGAGGGAGGCGTTGAAGAAGTTCAGCCGGGGCGGGTAGGCCAGGATCACCCGGCTGGACTTGGTGCCCTGGGCCAGGCTCTGGTGGGTCACGAGGTCCACGCCCGGCTGGTCCATCACCGTGTCCCCGCCGACCAGCGCGATCCGCCCGTAGCCGAGGGCGGACTGGGACTCGCAGTGCGCCCGGACGTCGGAGATCATGCTCAGCAGGGAGGTCCGGTAGGTCACGTCGTCGACCCCCATGCTCTTCTGGTCGAAGACCGGCACGATCATCGTGTGGGAGTAGGACAGCGACAGGTTCTGGTAGGCCTCGACGAACCTCTGCTGGTAGGTCTCACCCGTGGTGATCGGCTCCAGGGCCTGGCAGATCACGGTGCCCGCCCCGTTCGCAAAGGCGATCCGGGTAGCCAGCGACAGCGGGCTGTTCACCTGGCTGCTGGCACTGCTGTTCCCGGCGACCGAGGCGGTGGGCAGCACATCGACCATCGCCGGGCCGTAGGTCTGCTCGACCACGGTGTAGTCGTCGAACGCCTTCGGTGCGAAGTAGAACTCGTCGGTGTAGGCATAGGAGACCGTGACGATCTCGCCCTCCATCACCTTCGGGGTGCCCGGCCTCCACGCGATGGTGGTGGTGCCCTGCGGGGCACTCGGGGTGGTGCCCCGGACCAGGAGGTAGTCCGCGTTCTGGATCAAGGTCTCCCCGTGGAACGTGGTCACCGTGAGGTTCGGGATGTCGTCAGCAGTCCCGTCCGGAAGGATGCCGCTCTTGACCAGTGCCACCGGGATGGTGTTCAGGGCCACGGCCTGTGTGTAGGTCTGGTACCCGCGTGCGAAGCCCACGATCGAGACCGTGGCCGTGGGGATGCCCAGGGTGCCGAAGAGCCCCTGTACGTCCGATGCCTCTACATAGACCCCGGGCGGGGTGTACTGCGAAAAGTCGATCGCCACTGGAAGCCTCCAGGTGTGCTGGTCCCATGACCTGTCACTCCTTCGGAGGGGTCAGCGATGATTCGACAGCAGGTGATCAGTGCCAGTCGTTGAATCCGTTGCCGATGGCGATCCCCTCGGGAAGGTCCGCCAAGGTCTGATTGGGCATCAGCACCTCCTGGGTGACGATGATGGCCGACAGCGGAACCAGGGCGCCGGTGATGTTGTCGGAGACGAACTCCCCGATCACCTGCATGTTGATGGTCCGCTCATAGATTATTTCATCTGTACCCCAGGGAGTGCCCGGAGCAGCGGTGTTGCCCTGCGGCTCGATCTCGTCGAAGTCGAAGTTGGCGGCGATGAACTCGTTGGACTCGATGGTCTTCCGGAACCTGGACCGCTCGTGGTTCTCCTTGCCGAAGGCGAAGGTGGTCACCAGTTCGTCGTAGAGCCGGTCCCGCTCCCAGGAGGTGAGAGCGGTGACGGTGAAGGAGGCGTAGCCGGTGTACTTCCACCGGGTGTACGGCTGGAAGCCGGACGGGTACCCCGGCACCGCCCCCGGCGTCTCGTGGTACTCCTTGTGGTCCACCCCGGCCACCATCAACTTGTCGGAGTCGGTGTAGTCGACCCATACCCCCGGATATGCCATCTTCTCCACGGGGTACTCCATGCTGACGTGGACGTTGCGGAAGTCCTCCTCGGGGTAGGAGTCGTCGAAGGTGCGCTTGACGGCCTCCACCAGCAGGGTCTTCAAGGGAGCCAGATACATGTTTTCATCTCACCCTTCGTATTGAGCGCCGTGCACCCGCGAGCGCCAGCCCGAGTCCCCCACGTAGATGCGGACCGGCAGGATGCCGCCGTACTGGCAGGCCAGGGTCATCCCATTGTTCAGGAAGGACCGGGGCGCCAGGCCGGGGTGGCGCCACTTCACCCCGACGTTGCCCCGCCCGATCCTCCCGGCCACCCTGCCCGGGGTGGTGCTGGGGGCTCCGGACTCCCGGACCCCGATCCGGCCAGGGGCACCTGGGTAGGAGGCGGGCCGGTCCTCGATCACCTGGGGCTGGCCGGTCTGCTTGTTGCGGCGGTACTTGGTGATCCGCTGGCCCTTGCGGGCCACCTTGCGGAAGATCAGCACCTCGACCACACCGGAGACCGTGGTCCGGGTCTTGGCCTTGGGGTTCTTGGCCCGCTCCATGCCGGTCGGGTCCTTGATCCACATCGGGATCGTCTTGCCCTCCAGGTTCCACATCGTGAAGGGGTTGATCCCGTGCTCCTGGAACCACACGTAGGAGTCGGCCCAGCGGATGCCGAAGTAGTCCTTGCCGTACAGCGGCTGGAGCCGCTGGGCCGAGGCGCCGGTGGCCTTGGGCATCTTCCGCCTGGCCTCCCAGACCGCCTTGTTGGCCAGGTCCCTGGCCCGGTTCGGCTTGAGCCCGGGGATGTACATGATCATCCGGTCCGGGGTCCCGGCGATGTGCATCTCGGGGGTGAGCAGGAGACCCATCAGCCGTCGTCCTCACCGGGGTGCCACACGTCCACGTCAATCGGCTGGCCAGCCTTGCGGGCTCCGCAGATGCGATGGTGGCCGTCGTCGATGTAGAGATCGCCATTCATGCTCACCACCGAGGGTCGTCCACCCTGCTCGGCCTGGTCCGGGTCGTAGTGCTTGATCGCCGGATGATCCGGGTCGATGTAGTGCTGGGTGGCGTACACCTCGTCATCGGGGTGAAGGGTCCACGGCTCAGGGACCTTCACTCGGGCGAACTCGTGCAGGTGGTCGTCAGCGCCCCGGGCGTAGGGAACCCCGTAGTCCTCCGGGTCGTCACCGGGGATGTGGTTGGTCGCGGTCCTCCAGAGCAGACCCATCAGGACTCCTCCTGACGCTCTTCGACCCGACTGGACTGCCAGGCGCTCAGGTGCCCAGCGATGTTGGCCCACACGCTGATGGCCACCAGGTAGGGCACCGAGTTGGCCAGGTAGAGCACGCTCACCGGGATCAGCAGGATGAAGAAGGCCATCGCCCAGAAGTTGAAGATGCGCATGAACGTCGGGCTGGCGCCGTGGTCGATGAACGTCCTGACCTTCCCCATGTCAGTCGTCGTTTCGAGGGATCAGCGGGGAGCGGATGATCTCGTACCTGGAGAAGTTCTCGGGGGTCCTGGAGCCCCGGGTCAGGATGTCGCCCAGGGCCTTCGCGGTCGGCGGGATGATGAAGGCCACCGAGGTCTCGTCCTCCTGGTTGGCCCGGGCGTGGTTGTAGCCGATCGCCATCGTGGATTGGTGCGGCACCTCGAAGCCGGTGCGCAGGGTGATCCGCTCAGGGACCCGGAGTTGGAACCGGTCCCCGGTGGCCCGGAACACGTAGTCACCCGAGCGGACCCGGAAGTCGATGGTGGACTCCACCGAGAGGTCCTGGGGGTTGGTGACGCCCCGGGGCTGCTTCTCCTCGTCCTCGTCGGCGTCGGAGAAGATCGCGGGCCGGATGATCTTGGCCTTGAAGCCGCCCTGGAAGGTGGTGCCGAAGCAGACCGGGCAGCGGTGCTCCTCGGGCTGGTTGTAGGCCTGGGCGATCTTGGACTTCACCGAGTCGCCCTGGGCGTAGCACTTGGTGCACCGGCCCACCAGGCCCTGCTCGTGGTCCCGGGCGTGCCACATCAGCACGAACATGGCGTACTCGCCCAGGGTCCACAGCGCCTGGTAGTGCCGCATCCGCTCCTGGTCGATCGCCCAGGGCTGCATGTCGCGGACGTAGTAGGACTGGGCCGTGGGGTGCTGCTGGGTCGGGTAGGTCCCGTACGGCTCCGGTCCGAACTCGGTCTGCGACATGCCCATCACACCAGCATGCTCTGGACCTGGGACAGAATCTGGGAATCGGTGATCACGGCAGAGTCTGCGCCCGGGTCGTACGGCGGCGTGGCTGCGTCGTGGTCGTCCGGGTGGGTGTTCAGGGCGTACTCCCAGGCGTCGTCCCAGCCTGGGGCAGCAGCCCAGGTCCGGCGCCGCTCCAGGGTCCACCGGTCCGGGTCGTAGGGCCTCCCGGAGACCGTGTCGACGGTGTCCCCGACACCCTCACTGGCCGCACACTGGGCCACTCGGTGCTGCATGGACAGGCTGGACGCGATCGCGTCCTGGGTCAGGTAACTCACGGTGGTCTCCTCGGTGTGGGCTCTACGGCTCAAGCGACTGTAGATGTGTGATCCGCTCCTTCACCGCCCGGGAGATGATCGCATCGGTGATCACGTCGGGGCGCTCGCCGGTGTCGGGGTTGAAGGTGGGGTTGTAGTTGAAGTTGGCGTCGGACCAGCGAGCGTCCCACTCGTCGTCGACCGCGAGGTACCAGATCTGGTCGCGTACCCACTGGTCCGGGGCGAGGACCCCCTCCTCTGCCGCACTGGCGGTGATCCGCTTCTGGAGGCTCTCTGAGGCGACCATCTCGCGGGATGAGTTGTAGTTGGTCATCGTTGCTCCTTCTGGTGGGTGGTCATCACAGTTCGGCAGAGAAGTCCAAGTAGGCCCCGGCAACCGCTGCCCGAAGCCAGGCTGAGCCGCCTACCGGAGCACCGATGGCCGCAGCCGTGGTGAAGGCCAACTCGACCACATCCGTGTTCCGCTCCATCTGCAAGAGAGAGGTCGGAGCAGCATTACCGCTTCCGCCGTAGACAAAGAAGGTGGTCCCAGCCGAGGACCCGAAGGTCGGCGGGACACGCATCGGCACAGGAAGCCGGAAGGGTGCGTAGAAGGAGGTAGCGGTCCAGGCAGTACCTATCGCAGCCGCCGTGTAGGTGGTGGTACCGACCCAGCGGTAGAAGTACCGCTGACACCAGGCGAGTTGCTGCTGGACGGGAATCCGCTCGAAGTTCGTCGCGGTCGGCCCCTCCTCCAACTGGACGTCGGCCAGGTGCACCGTCCAGTTCTGGATGCCGATGTTGGACGCCCGAGCCGCCTGCGTCGACCCCGCCGAGAGCCAGAAGTTGATGGCCACCCACTCGCTCCCGCTGGTCCCCAGCGTCTTTCCGGACACCGCAGGGACCGTGAAGGTCGTGCTGTACTTCGACCACCCGGTGGTGACCTGGATGGGAATCACCGCCGCGAACACAGCAGCAGACGGTGAGCCTCCGGTGCCGAAGTTCTGCTGGACCTCGATTCCGATCTTGTTCGCGACGCTCCCGTAGGCCCAGAACGACAGGGTGACCTGCTTGCCCGCGAGGGTACGCACATCCTCGATCACGCTCTGGAGGACTACGTAGTCACCGGCAGCAGCCGTGTTGGTGACCGCACACTGCGCCTCGTACCTCGCGCCGCCGATGGTGGCTGAGTCAGTCAGAGAGAGCGTGTTCCGGGTCACGTTGATGAGGTTGAGCGCCGAGACGGCGACTAACCAGCCGTCCAGACCGTAGCCCGTGTTGAACGGTCCGTTCCCGCGCTGTGCGACCGAGAAGTCCCCGTTGCGCAGCGCGTTGCGGAAGCCGGTCGACCCGATGACTCCGCCGCCACCGCCACTCGACCCGGTGCTGGCGATGCCGGTGCCCTCGACGGTGAGCAGGATGCCAGCGTGCCCGCCGCCGTAGTTGTTGTAGATGCTCAACTGGCCGTTGACGACGCCGAGGCTCCGCCACCCCAGTTTGTACGTCTTGACCGTGCCAGGTGTCAGACCCCGCACGGGCATGGAGACGGTCGTTCTCTCATACCGTGGCCCGGCACCGATGGTGGCGACCGCGACGGTCGTGGTCCCTTCACGCACCGTCATCTCGTAGACCCCGGTGCCGGTGAACTCCATCAGCCCAGTGGCCGAGAAGATGATCTCCCCGGAGGAGGGCACCGTGAACGTGATGGCCGCATTCGCGGCATCGACGTCGGTGTCAACCCCGGTGGTCGGTGCGACGTACTGGGTGCCGGTCGTGACCTCCTTGAACCCGAGGAGAGAACTCGTGGTGTCAGCAAGCGCCTTGATGATGAAGGTGACCGCGAGAGTGGGGTGATGCATGGGGACGGTCGTCTGCGTACCGGCCTCAGCCGAGCCGTAGGCGTTCGAGGTGAAGATCGTGGTGTCCGTACGGAAGTTGACGTCGTTGCCAGACACGCCCCGAGCGAAACGGTCGTTGACACCACCTATCCCAGCAGTCCCGGAGGGAGCGCCGTGCGCGTGCTTCGGCAACTGCTGCGCAGTCAGCGTGGTCATCTCGTTGCCCCACTTGGTAGCGAGGCCGAAGTTGAGAGCGGTGCCCTGAGTCGGAACCACTGCACCGACGCCGATCGGAGAGCGCGCCTGGAAGTCAGGCAGGAAGTACGTCGTCCCTGAGTGGGTGCCGAAGGTGTCCCCCAGAGCCACCGCCAGGTCCGGGTAGGTCGTGGACAGGAACGTGCCACCGTTGCAGATCAGGTAGCCGCCCGGTGGTGTGGCTCCACCCCACATGCTGATCGTGCCGACCGGACCGCTGCCGCCGCCGCCACCAGCCCCGGAACCCACGACCGTCTCCACACCCGCCGCATTCAGGGTGTACAACTTCCCGTCACTGGTCTTGGCGTACAGCCGGACCGCGTCGGAGACCGGGACCGCAGGGGTCGCCGCGACCGAGCGCAGGTCGACGGCTCCATAGGTCCTCACTTCTTCACCACCGCCGTCAAGAAGTTCGTTGCCACATCGCTGTGCGAGCGCAGCGCGACGGTGTTCAAGTCCACGACCTTCCAGTCCACGTTGACGTTCTCCTTGCTGGCCGCCTCCTTGACCCACACGCCGACATCCTCGGTGCCCAGCGAATGCGTGATGTTGAGCCACGTCCCAGCGGTCATCGCAGGCACGGGGACCGTGTACGACGCCGCCCCACTGACCGTCGGGTCGGAAGACTGCACCGCCCGGATGATGAAGTTGATGCCCAGAATCGTGTGGGTGACGTTGGCGGGAGAGCCGCCACCGATGTACGTCGTGGGAACGCCAGACGAACCGGCGCTGTTGCTCCACTGCACGATGGTGGTCCCGTTCGCCCAGAACGGGCCACCCGCTTGCGTACCACCGTTGGTGACATTCTGGATGTGGGCGTGAGAGGGCATCTCAGCGACAGTCTGGGTGTGCCTGCTCTCACCGAACTTCTGACCGAGCGAGAAGGCGTACCCGGAGCCGTCATCCGGTGAGGGTGTGCCGGTACCGATCGGTGAGCGTCCCCGAAAGTCCGGCAGGTAGTAGTTGGTCCCGGAGTGGGTGCCGTAGGTGTCGCCGAGCAGCGTCGCCAGATCCGGGTAGGTCACCGAGGAGAACGTGCTGCCGTTGCAGATCAGGTATCCAGCCGGAGGTGTGGTGACAGGCCACATGTCGATCGTGCCGACCGGAGCCCCTCCGCCACCACTACCGATGGGCTTCCAGGCGCCACCACTCAGGATGTAGGTGGCTCCGGTGTCGGACTCGTAGATGATGTGGCCGTCGGACAGGCCGAACAGGCCCGGTCGGGTGGTCGAGGTGCAGAGCGTCTTGTTGTCGAGCGGTTGCCACTGCGCGGTGTCCCAGGCCTGCATGACCTTGTTGGTCTGGTTGTGGAACAGGTGACCTGCACCGGTTGGGTTCGGCGCCTGCAACGACCCGGCCTGATCGACGAAGGTGGCGACACGCCATGCCTGGGCGTCGGTTCCCAGCGTGGTGACCACCTGCAACTGGGTCATCATGTGGAACCGCCAGGCGTTTCCCTCGGTGATCTTCACCCATGAGCCACGCGCCACGGCTGCTGCGGTGTTGGCGTCGGAAGCACGCGCCCAAGCCCCGGCAGCCACCACGTAGATGCCGTTGTCGGCTGTGGTGGTCTGGTTGCGCACCAACACCCGATCACCGGCGACCAGGGCGACACCGTCGACGGTCTGGGTGCCGGACAGGGTGATGTTCGCGGTAGTCGCCGCTCGGACCGTTGCTCGCTGCAACGAGTCACCACCTCGACTGTCTACATAGTCCTTGGTGGTGTAGTGAGTGGGATCTGTGGGCGGCTGTCCCGAGATCGGGTGGTTAGCCAGGATGCTGTAGCCAGGACCCTGAGAACTGAGTCGGAGGGTCCCGTAGTCACCTGAGATCTTCGCGCCGTTCCAACTGATCGGGACGTCAGAATCGAAGTACAGGACCCCGGTCATGTAGTCGCCCGTGGTATTGACATAGAGCGAGTCCGCAGTCGCCTGGCTCAGGCCACCACCTGCCTTGCTGTCGACGTACTGCTTGGTGGCAGCCTCCATCGCTGCTACCGGATCAGCCGGTAGCACGACGGGGGTCAGGAACTTCTTGCTCACCCAGTGACCACGATCCTGTGCTCGCCAGCCGCAGTCGCCACGTTGAAGCGGACGGTCACATTGTTGGCGTCGGTACGCTCCACGTCGCAGTCGACAGTGTCCCAGGGCGTGGTGTTGCGGTAGACGTTGACGATGACGTCACGAGTGTTGAAGGCGTGGTTGACCACGGTGGACGTGGCAGCCGCTGTGGATGCCGAGATGACCCGGACGCTGGCTGTGTGCGTGTGATCGGACTTCGCTGCGGTGACCGCCGACCCGGTGCCCGCGTAGTTCACGCTCAGCAGGTCAGCGGCTGCGGTCAGCGATCCATCGGTGACGACGTTGATGGTCTGCCCGACCTGGGTCAGGCCGTTGCCTGCGTTGACCGAGCCCATGGAGGAGAACTGGGTCCAGGTGATCGCGGTGGTGCCCAGGGTGCCGCCCTGGTCGGCGGTGCAGACCCAGCCGGTCTCGGCCTGGTTGGAGCCCTGCTCGACAAACACGAACGCACCCGGAAACTCTGCCCAGGTGTCCAGGTCGGTCGCACGAACCCAAGTACCGTTAGAGCCCGATCCGACTGTCTGAACCGTGTAGATGCCGTTCTGCGACATGGTCGTTTGGTCTTTGACCAGCACCCGGTCGTTGACGACCAACGCGATGCCGTCGAGGGTCAACGGAGTACCAGTCGCCAGGTTGGCAATGTTTCCGGTGGTAGCCGCATGCACCGACTGCTTGGCGTCCAGGCCCTGAGCCACACCGTCGACGTACTGCTTGTTCGCAGCATCGGTGGTGGCGATCGGGGTCAGCACGTTGCGCACCAACTGACCGTTCATGTCGACGCTGTTGATCGCGACGTTGATCATGTCCAGGGTCCAGTTGCCGGGGATCGCCTGGCCCCCCAGGTTCCCTAGTGTGCGCATCGACGGGGTGGCGTTCGCACCGTCCTTGTTGGCCGCCGCGATGTCACCGTGGACGATCGTGCCGTCCAGGATCGCGGCGCTGGTGACCTTCCCTACCCCGATGGTCGGGTTGGGGTAGGTGCCAGTCAGGTCGCCACCGGCTGCACCAGAGGGAGCCCGTGCGTCGGTGAACCGGCTGTCGGCACCGGACGCGGCCTGGGTGGCTCCGGTGCCGATCGTGCGCAGCGACGGGACCGCGACGGCGCCGTCCTTGTTGGCGGCGTTCACGTCGGCGTCGGTGATGGTGCCGTCGAGGATGTGGTTGGAGGTGACCTTGCCCGCAGCGATCGTGGGGTTCGGGTAGGTGCCGGTCAGGTCTCCACCAGCCGCGCCGGAGGGGGGCAGTGTCGTGGGGAGCACCCCGGGTGCCAGGTCGCCAGCCACGATCGTGCCGTCGGCGATGTGGCTGGAGGTGACCTTCCCGACCCCGAAGTTCGGGTTGGGGTAGGTGCCGATCAGGTCGCCGCCAGCCGGACCACCCGGCAGGGCGGTGATCGAGGTGTGGGCGGCGTTGTCGTGGAGGGGGTTGCCGTGCTTGTGGTCGTTGCGGGCCACCGTGCCCCCGGCGCCGTCCGAGGCAACACCGCCGAACGTGGTCTCTGAGGAGACCGCCCCGAACCCCGGGAACGCCGAGGACCCGCCCGCCGCACTGATCCAGGACGGCGTACCGCCGCCCACCTTGCACCAGTAGAGGGTGCTGTCGGTGGTGTTGAAGTACAACTGGCCGACGACCGGGTTGGCCGGTGCACCGGTCAGGTTCTGGACGACGGCGTTCTGGACCTCGTTCTTCCCCATGTCCAGGTGGGTCAGGAACTTCCGTGCCATCGTGTGCTCCTCTAACTGAGGTAGGCGACGCCGCTGAATGCGCCGGAGAAGTCGAGGTTGAGTGAGTTGGAGTTGGTGTAGACGATCTCGCCCTCGACGATCGAGCCCGCCGAGTCGATGACGATGATGTTGGGGTTGAACCCGAGGTTGTGGTCGACCACCCAGTGCGCCGAGGCCGGTCCCTGGTGGTGGGTGTACACGGCACCTGCTGGACCAGGTGGTCCAGGCGGACCCGGCTCACCTGGAGGTCCGGTGGAGATGTACTCCCAGCCACTGGCGGTCTTGACCTTCGCGGCACCCATCAGCCGGTCACCTGCCTGTCGAGCGCGGTCTGGTACTGCTGGACGACGGCGTAGAGGTCGGCGTTCTCCTGATCGCTCAGGCCCGACCCGATCGAGGCGAACCCGCACGGCAGGTCGGTCTTGTCCACGAAGGTGTTGATCCCGCCGATCCAGACCGAGGTCGGCGGCAGCCCGATCGACGACGGCGTGGTCGTCTGGAGGTTGACGCCGTTGCGGTACGCGGTCTGTGAGGCCGGTCCGGTGCGGGTGGCGACGAACAGCCCCGACGACGCGGGCACGTTGACGTTCGAGGTGCCCTCCTCGGACATCCCGTAGTAGTACATCGTCGGCTGGTACCGGGCGATGACGTGGAACCGCGACGCCGCCGTGCCGGTCCAGTTGTAGCAGCCCATCTCGCACCGGGAGACCGGTGGCACGTCGGCGAGCGAGTAGAAGGCGAGGTGGGTGGAGTCCTGGGTGAGCAGGCCGAGCGGGACACAGTGGGTGTCGGCGTAGTAGCCGCTGGACACGTTGCTCTGGCCCTGCTGGTTGGCTCGGTACCCGAGGGCGGTGGAGTGGTAGCCGCCGTTGAAGGTCAGCCGGTAGGCGGCGTCGGCGTCTCTGGGGTCCTTGAGGTTCCACTGATGCAGGGCTGCGGTGCCACCGATGAACGGGTAGATGGCGAGCATCTTCGACCACAGGCCTCGGGCCTTGAGCCCGACGACCAGGCGGTCCAGGGGCTGAGCGTAGGAGGAGTCCAGGCCGGTGGCCGTCAGGTACGCCTGGGTGTCCGGGTCGTAGACGGGGGCCTGCGGGGTGATCCACTTCGCACGCAGGTAGTCCTCGACGCCCGCACGCTCGGTGGGGCTTAGACAGCGGTCGTAGAAGATCATCTCCCCGATCTGACCGTTCATCGCGTAGCCCGCTGGTACGTACCCTCCGATGTGCCACGGAGTCGTGGTGGGGGTGGGCGACCAGGAGGATTCGACCTCGTTCCCGTCCACCCGCAGACCCTGGCTGGCGGTGCTGGACTCGCACCACACGGTGATCATCTGCGGAGCACCGGACCAGGCGACACCGCTGTCCAGCACGGGGGTGGAGTAGGTGTGGATGGTCCCGTTGGGGTAACCGTACGTCTGCATGTACGGGTACTCCTCCTGGAGTTGGGTGGTGTGGTACGTCGCGTAGGAGTTGCCGAGGGTCTGGATCACCTGGAAGATCGTGCGGTCCCCGATGCTGGGCATCGCACCGGTCTTCATCGAGGAGAACGCGCCGAACTCCCCGAACCGCAGGGAGGCGCGCCCGTTGATCCCGTTGGCCCGGTAGGTGACGGTGCCCCGGTTGACGGCGGGGGAGAGGTTGTTGCCGGAAGCGTCAGCCCACACCGGCACCGGGGCGCCATCGGCCTTGCCGGTCATCTGGGTGGCATCGAGCCAGACCAGCAGCCCAGGGATCGACTTCGGTCCGGATGCCGAGGGTGGCCAGACATCTGTGCCCTGGTGCAGCGCGGTGACCGGGATCGTGCCGTAGCGGAGGGCGTGGGTCTTCATGATGGCGGTCATGTCCCACTCACCGTCCAGCCCTTGGCGGTGGCGATGCTCGGGTCGTCCAGGATTCCGCCACCCACCCCGGAGACAGTGATCGTCTGCCCGGTCACGGTCGGCAGTGCGGTGTAGATCGCATTCAGCCCAGCAGCGTCCATCTGGCCGACCACGGTCCAGGTGAACGCCGGACCCTTCCCCGGCAGGAACTTCAACTCACAGAGCCGGTAGCAGATGCCCAGCCAGGTGCCCAGGTTCGCGCTGGTGACGTTGGAGAAGTCGAGGTTGGTCAGCGACTCCAGCGAGCCACAGCCGCTGAACATGCTGAGCACGTTGACCGTCGCTGCGGTCGAAGTGAACGAGACCTTCCGCAACGAGTAGCAGTTCTGGCAGAAGCCGGACAGGGTGGTTGCTGCCGCAGTGTCCAGGAGGGGCAGCGTCTCCAGGGCCTGACAGCCGCTGAACGTGCTGGAGAGGGTCGCTGCCCCGGTCAGGCTGAACCCTGCTGGCAGCCGCTTCAACGAGTAGCAGTTGATGAACGCCGAGGCCCAGTTCACGATCGCCCCGGCTGGTGCGTTGAGCAGCGGGGCCTCGACCATCAAGGAACAGTTGGAGAAGAACGAGGCGACCGAGATGCCCGAGAGTGCGGTGAAGGTGATCTTCGGGAACTTGGTGATCTGGTAGCAGGCGGAGAAGAACGAGGCGCCCGAGTTGCCGTTGATGATCACCTCCCCGACCACCTCCCGCAACTGGTAGCAGGCGGAGAACTGGCTGATCGGGTTGGTCGTGGTGAACGGCTGCTTGAACTCCACCCGACGTACTAGCGGGCAGACCCCTCCCAGAGTCATGGTGGTGGTCTGGGACGACCCGATCACGACCTCCAGCACCGGGGACCGCCAGGTCTTGCTGGCGTAGTAGACCCCGGAGAAGTTGACGTTGTTCAGGATCGACGCACCCTGAGGGGTGATCGTGATCAGTGCCTGCTTGAAGCCCTCGGAGGTGGCCGGGCCGAGGGTGGCCGGGTCGTAGAGGTGGTTGATCTGTATCGTCGTGTTCGAGTTCTGCGGAGCGGTGCCGTCGCCCCAGTCCACGGTGTAGTTTCCTGCGCAGTTCAGGGTCATCACCCGGTTGGACTCCACCGAGGTGTCGGTCCCCACCTGGATCAACGCCTGGACCTTGTTCTGCCCGGCGACCACGGTCATCGGCAGCCAGTCGGCAGGTCGGGTCCAGCCCGGGTCGGCACCGAGCGACTTCCACCCGGTCGGGGTCAGGACGCTGACGCTCATGCGTTCACCCACAGGTCGTAGGTGGTGGCGTACAGCGGCTGCACACTGCCGATCCAGTAGACCGCTGCGGCCCCGGCAGGCCTGACGACGTTGTTGAGCGCACCGTGGTTGACGGTCTGCATCACGTTGGTCGGCGCCGGTGTACCTGGGTCACCCTGAGGACCCTGCGGACCGGGAACAGTGGACGCGGCCCCTGGGTCACCCTTCGGTCCCTGAGGGCCGGGAACAGTGGACGCGGCGCCTGGAGGGCCTGGGACGGTCGAGGCAGCGCCCGGGTCACCCTTCGGGCCTTGCGGCCCCTCAGGGCCAGTGAGCCCGACCGGGGGCGGGGCGTCGGTGATCACGTACAGGGTCTGCGGGTCCTTGACCGGCAGCGCGTCATAGGCGACCTGGGTCAGCGAGACGACATCGACCTGACCCTCCGGCCCAGGTATGCCCTGTGACCCCGGTGGACCGGGCACGGTGGAGGCGGCGCCCGGTGCTCCGGTGTCGCCCTTGTCGCCTTTCGGTCCGGGAACAGTGGACGCGGCCCCTGGGTCACCCTTCGGTCCCTGCGGACCCGGCACCGTCGAGGCTGCACCGTCGTTACCGGGTGCTCCCGGGGCTCCAGGAGGCCCTGGAGGTCCTGGCACGGTCGAGGTTGGTCCCTGCGGCCCTGGAACGGTTGAATCGGCCCCTGGGTCCCCCTTCGGTCCCGGAGGCCCTGGAACCGTGGATGCAGGCCCTGGGTCTCCCTTCGGCCCTGGAGGCCCCTGCGGACCTACGGAACCAGCCCCACCGGAGGTCGAGGCGGTCTCATCGTCGGTGTCGAGCCACAGGGTGCCCTCGGGAACACCGATCGGCTCGTCGTCCTGGACGTAGGGGAAGGAGGGTGGGCCGGGCACCGTGGAGGGTGGGCCGGGCTCACCCTGGGGACCGGGGACGAT